CCAGAATTTTGAATCTCACTCCATATCCCGTTTATCATTATTGGATGATTCGCTGTTGAGTGCAATTTATTAACCACAGCCACATTTGCCATCCCATGCACAGGGTGTATGAGCGCATCCGTAACCATTCCATCTAAATATTCGCCCCTATAATAAGAAACGACCATATCCCCCATTTCTACATCAATAATATTTTTTAGTGACCCATTTGCCATCAATATCTTAGTGTTTGGCAAGAAGCACTCCATTTGCGCTTGGTCGTCTTCTGGATTATTAGCTCCACCTTCGGTAGACGGGGCATCGATACTGCCAATCGCAAAAGTTATTTCTGCCTTACCAGATTCTTTAACCACATTTAATTCTTCATCTAAAACTTGGCAATAAACTTCTCTATCGCCAGCCTCTGGTATTTTCACAGCTACTTCTATGACATTTGAAGATGCGTAGCCAAATTCCCCAGCGCTAGTAGTGCCTGATGGTAGTTCCATGTATACAGGATTAACTAAAAACCCAAACACTCTTAAAAACCCGCTTCTTGTAGAGTCCATGCTCCCAGTAAGAGAGTAAGTAATATTCACTGTAGAGTCCTTAAATTGGTCCACAGATGCTCCACTCTTCATTGCAATAGATAGGCTTCCAGCCCAAATACCTTCAGCAGTATCGGTGTTAGCATTATAGACCTCCCAATTATAAGGCTCCCCCTTTATGAGGTCAAATTCTCTCAGTAGGAACCAATCTTCTTCTCCATGTCTTTTGAAATAGACATTTGCTCCAGTAATTCTATCGTCACCTAATATAGAGTCATCATTTTCGCCGATTGTTTGGACAACTCCAGAAGACACATACAACTTGAAAGACATTTTATGCTTATAAAGCTGGACCGTTCCACTTATTCCCTCTAGTTTCCCCTCCTGCCCACCTTTATACACAGGCGCTATCCCAAATTCAAAGACGCCAGTCCATCTGCCTCTGTTTTGACTATATTTTGAGTATGCTAAGACAATCTTAGCACCAGTGGTTGGGATTGCTGTCGTATCTGGGTTTGAATCGCTAGAATTATCTAACGCCAATGTGATACTATTATCACCAAAAGAGCCTAAGTCTTGGTTAGTCTCAACCCATTCTGACCTTGGGGATAAGGAAGTTCCATCGGACTGGACAAATAAATCTTCATCTATAAATCCATACTGCTTGCTAGGCGCCGAAAGAGCAGTATCGGAGTATCGTAAAATCCCGTCTACGTCATAAAAAGATAAATTCCCACTTGGAGCGGTTAATGTTACTAAATTTGAGCCATCCCAAAGCTTTATCTTGTTTGTCCCGCTCTCATCTTCATGATAAACCAGCCAATCGGTAGGGCTAGCATTATTAGAGCTGTCATAATCTGTGCTAAAAGAGTGAACTCCGCCACCGTTGTCGCCACTTGGGATTGTGTAATTGCTATTAACCGCGACAGATGAAGATGCCTCTTCGCCGTTTATAAAAGAGATGATACCACTCCTGGCGAGCTGAACGCCCTTTAAGGATGCGAATTGGTTTTCATCTATATCCCGAGGGTCAGAATGACTATTCAGTCCCCCTGAGAAATCATTGATAGTTAAGACTTGCTTAGGCATTTAAGCCCCTGGTTGCGGTGCTACATAAGGTGCTAACGCATCTTTGTAGCGTGCTAATAAGTCATCTAATTGGATTTTATTTGCTTGGACGTTCTCTGGGTCTTCGTCGTCTATAAAAAATGCTATCTGCCTTTGTTTGAGCTTTACGCAAGCGCCCAATACGACTACTTGGTCTAATTCGGCAATAAAGGGAGTGTCGACGCTTGTGTCGTCATAAGTAACAGATGGGTAGACTATATAAACATATCTAGCCTGATTTGAAACCGCTGGTGCTGGGAAAACATATACAGTATCATTGTCCAAAACCCAAACAGGGCTTTCTTTCGACGGATAATGAATGCTATTAGGGTCTTGCATTTGACTTAATAAGAATGGAGAGGCACTTGTGCATGACACATACGCCCCGTGAATGTCGTCGCCATTCTCTCGTTCTACTTTAATTATTTTACTTATAGTAATCGGAGACGTCGCTAAAGGATTCGTGGTGACAGCTGTGGTCTCTGTCCCCATTATCCATAATAAGTCTGGATTGATTACGTCTATAATGCTTGCAGTAGCGTCAGTTAACGCATCTGTTATTGCCACTTGAGTCGCAGTAGCGTCATCGCTACCTAAATTTGGGACAGCGCCTATAATATTTTCAATTCTTACTTGAAAACTAGCCATTATCTACTCCAGTTAAACTCCCCAACGAACCGCTACGTGTCGTTGTAAATACTTGCATTGGATTCGGGACTAAATGTGGCATTGCCTCACGCGTTCGTGAGACTTTAATATAATCAGCTTCCAGTTTTTCTGCTAATCCATTATGCCCACTACCGAATTGAAGTTTTCCGCTTATATTTAGAAAATGAGCCAGAGTCCTATGTATAACTGCTGGAATAAGCTGGTTTGGTAGGTCTATACGGCTACGAATGTTATTCTTCGGTTGTGGCTTGGCATAGTAATAAACTTTAAGCGTATCGCCCGATTCTGGCGTTTTAGTAAGATGTATCTTTTTAGTGTCCTCGTTCCATACCCCAGTGCTTGATGTATGCGCCGAATGTGATGTAGTGTCAACCGCAACCGTAAAATTATCATCATCTACTTTTGTTACAGCGAACATCTTCCCGTTTAATGGGCTAACTTTACTCAGTATCACACCTCGTATTTCGCTAAAGACTACGTAATCCCCAGTGCTTAAGCCATGCGATGTTGATGTTATTTGCGATGGAGAAGCTATAGTAACTGTCGTAATACTGCCACTAGACACGCCTGTCTTTAAATAGAAACCTATCCTTGAGACGTCGTCATCCGAAGATGTGGATATTATAGTGGATTCATCTACAAATGGAACGTCAGCACCATCCAGTTCCACTTTAATTATCTGCTCTGTAACGTTTGCATTAGTGAACACATATTCCTTAGCAGATGCCGTGAAAGATTCCATATCTCTCTTTCGGACATTACGTAGTCCAACCTCTTCAACAGACTGGTCAAAGAATATTTCTTTTATAGCAGGAGAAATAGGGAAGCTTATCTCTGCTTCTGTAATCCCTATATCTATTAGGTCGTAAGCTTCTTGGTATCGCATTTTTTCTTACGCTTTTTGCGTATCCTTGATAAAGTTGTAGGCAATCGAGATGAGCCGTCTGAAAATTCAGTAGCTCCCGTTCCGTAAGTTGTCTCTGGCATTTTAGTGCAACGGGGCAGGCGAACCTACCCCGAAGCGATTTGGTATTAAACCAGTTTTAGAATAGCGTGAGTTTGCTCATTCTGAATCTGAACGCCGACTTCCATCAGCCATTCATCAGTTTGACCATCACGACCATCTTTAACTATGTCAGGACGAAGTTGCATATCACGACCAGCCAAAGGACGAACTGAAAAGTTCGCTGGGTCAATCGCAACAGCATAATCTTCATAAGCACCCTTTAGGTAAGGATGAGCTACGAACTCAAGCTCTCCTACTGGACCTACATACGTGCGAACACGTAATCCAGATGCTGTTTTCTCTCCAGTATCAAAGAATCCACTACTATCTGTTCTTGTAGCTTGCGCTAAACGAACCATCCACTTATTAGAAGCGAATACTGTTTTCTTCATTGAACCAGAGACCATGTCTGAGAACATATATTCACAAACATCATCAAGCGCATTTAATCCACCAGTACTAGCGTCATAATTCCACTGAAGGTTAGTATTATCATAACCGTTCAATGACTGGATAGCTCCAGCGCTTCCACCTAAACCGAGACCTTGGAAGGTTCGCTTTGGGTTTTCGCTTGAAGAGTCAAGTGCTCTTGCACCATTCGTTAAGATTGCCCATTCGATGTCACCTTTAATCTTAGCAAGCTTACGAGCTTGTAAGCGCGACATTTCAGAACCACCGTAATGCTTAGATGCTTTAGCTGTTCCAGTAATCGTATAGGGTTCGCGGAAAATCTGCGTACAGTTTTTCAACCTACGAACTTTTTTACGAGTTTCTGAACCAACCGCTGAACCTTCAGCGATACCAACTACGCCATTTTCACGCATAAAGTAATCAGCATCAGCAAAATTAGCTTGACCAAAGCCATTAGCTCCACTATGCGTTTGATAACCGTAATAAGATGTGGCTGAACCGTTATCATAAAATAATCCCGCATTTGCGACATATTCTAGAGTTAGGACACCGTCTGCATCTGTTGTGATTAAATCAGTCCCATCCGCTGAAGCCTCAACATTATAGGCATCTAGTGTGGCATGTGCGTGAGCACCAATAAACTGAACCATTTTATCTGTTGATGATGCTAAATTGACATCTTTACCAACAGCTATGCAGATAAGGTGAGTTATAGCTGTGCCAAGAGACGCTGAGCCTCCAGAAGCACTTGCGCTATAGATTCCGCCAACTTCAAACATCTCCATTTGGGCTTGCTTTGCAACAGTGACAATAGTATTGTCACCATTTATTCCAGCTAATGTAGTGTCCTGAACATCTGACGATGTAATGTTGAGCTTAACGCTCTTTTTAATCATGTACTCATCTTCCATCCACTCGAAAATAGGAACTGGTGTCACCAAAGACTTCATTCCAAAGAGTGAAAAGACAGGAGTAACGTTAGGATTGTAGTAATGGACTTTAGACCCAAGTTCTAAGATTTGACGCTGTGTCCCATCTGAGAACTGTAGGGCTGAACCCGTACCGTATGTTGTAGCCATAATTAGGCTCCTTTATTTATGTTTCGTTACTATGTTCCATAATCCCAGCCCAAAAACTATCTAACGCTTTTTCGTCAGGTTGAATGGCAGGTGGCGTGCTTCCTGTTACAGAAGCAGGGCTATTCTGCTTATTCTTAAGTTTCTGCTTGGGACTACTCTTCGTATGCTGAGAAAGTTGTTTCCAAACACCAACCAAGTTCTCCTGGCTTACATTATTTGGGTCAGCCATAAATTGTCTATATTCGACAATATCTACATCGCTTAACCCCATTTTCTGTAAACCTATAGTTTCAGCGTCAAAAGCTTGAGCTTCAGCAAGTTCTGCTTTAAGCTTATTCACTTCACTTATGGCTTGAGCTGACCCTTGACTAATAAGCCACTGGTCATAATTCGCTCTCCATCCTGCGGAGCTAGAGTTATCAATGGATTCATCTAAAATATCATAATCCTCTGGTTTAACTGGAGGTTTATTCAAGTTCTCCCTCTTAGCTTGAACCTCGGTAACGATTTTTTGCGCTACATCAGGGTTGTCTACTAAGAAGTTATCTAACTGCTGAAGTTTAGTGTATTGGTCTTCCTTAGACTTAAAATCATTACGGTCCTTATCAGACTTTGATTGTAACGACTTATACGCCTCAGAAAGATTCTTTACACCATCTTCATCGTTTTTGAACTTATTTTCAATGAGCCATTGCTCAATCTCGGGTTCTGGCTTTTCCTCAGCCTCTTTTCCAGCATTCCCATCCTGAGTCTCCGATTCTTTAGCCTCAACCTCTTTGGTCTCAGCTGTTTCGGGGGAAGAGCCTTCATTGAAAGAGTCTAATTCTTTCATAAGGTTATCTTCACTCATTTGTTCTTGCTGTTTTTGGTCTTCCATTTTCGATGCTCCTTTGTTAAAGTTATTCGCTAATTAAGCGAAGCTTTTTGTGGTGAGTTAATCGCTTCATTCTTCAGTAAAGATAATTCCTCTCCGACCATTCGGGTTTTATCTCTCTGCCGAGACTCTTCCAGCTTTGCTGTGGACTTAATCTTATCAACCGCCTGTGCTACAGGTTTTGTAGCTTCGCTGATTTCAGCCCTCATATTCGCATGGAATATCTCTCTCTCTCGTGTCTGCAAGTCGCCCTGCATCTGTTTGAGTTCTTGTTGCGCCTGCTGTAATTGAGAACGCAAATTGTCTATTTCTCCTAATCTCTGCATTAGAGACGCTTTGTCGATATTGCCCTTCATATTCATAATGACTTGGGTTTTATCATAAATGCCTGAGTTTAATAGAGTTAAATCTTTTTGTAATTCACCCATTGGGGACTTAGCACGCGTGCTACCAACCACTACGCGAACATCAAATTGGGCAGTTGACATATCATACATCTTCATCACCGCCCCAGACTTATCGTCTATCACAGGCACATTGAGTCTCATTTCACTTTCCTCACCTGTCGGGGATACGATACGAAGTGTTCTCTGCTGTTCGTAAACATGTGGCATCCATTCTGTCATTGTTTTAGCAGTGCGAGTTAGCATGTCATATATTGGGAGTATCTTCCAATTCTGCTTACGAGATGACGCTTCGTCTACGATTTGTGCTTCGCCTACAGTCCCAGGAGCGCCCTGCGGGTTCCCTTGCTGAAATTTATATGCACCAAATATTGTCTCTATGTCCATCTCATAGCGAGATTTTTCAGTATAAAGCTGAGAAGAGACAGGCGGTGGTGATAATTCTTTAATCTTGCCACTTGATAAAGCCCCTGGATTAACGCGGATTATCGCATTCGGCACATGCCATTTAGCAATTTCAGACGCTTCAATAGCTCCATCTTCATGTAAAAGTTTAAAATTGGTAGTAGCATTGGTATGCGAAATAATTAAAGCTTCCGTCCTATTTAACATCCTCTGTGGCGTTTTTGCGTGCCTTACGTCCCCACTGGGTTGCGGATTCCCTACATGCTCATTACAAGCCACTGCAATAGGATATTCAGTAATAGGCAAAATCTCGTCATAAGCGACCTGGTCTCCGATAACGAAAACTTCCCTTACCCTGGTTTGGTATGTTATGTTCTCAGATATAACGCCCTCGCCCAATAGTTCTTCGTATTTCTCGTCTTGAATTAAATCTTTATATTCGTCTTTATCGTATAGCCTGTTTTTGCCCGTAATATTGTCAATAATCATAACAAATGGGATATTGACCTTTGTAAAGTAACAGTATTTTCTGACCATAGATTGGTGGTCTGTTCCTGTTATTGCGCGAGTCTCAATAGCATCGCGAGAGTATTTACCAGATGTTTTTTCATTTAATTGAAAGTTCTCTTCTGCATCTTCAATTAGTTTCGTATATTGAGGAAAAGACACCTTTAGGCTATCTTTTGTGTGGATGTCTGAATAGATAATCGCGCTTGCGTCAGAAAAGTCTGGTAAGGTAGAATTTGGGTCAACAAATATGGATTCTGGAGGCATCCTACGGACTTTCAACGTTCCTAATCCGCCATCACCTTTCCAATCAGGGTAGGTATACATACATCCTATCCCCTTAATGATATAGTCTTTACACAGCTGTCTAAAATGAACATCTGCGTCAGAGTCATACCAAATTTTATCTAATAGTTGGTCAAACACATAGGCGGTATCATTGTCAGTCTTCCCAACGGAATGGACATCCCATTCTGGGGCGGATGACGCAACATTCGCCAAAACAGCCTCTACGGCTGGTCTGATTTTATTATTTGATTCTGGTGGTTGCCCTACGCTTAGAAGGTAGTTTTTTTGACCACGAGTAAGTTGATTCCCGAGGTAGAAGTCATGGTCTTCAGCCATCTGGTATCTATGCTCGCTAGATGCGCTTTCAAACAACATATAGTCATTTCGCACATCTTCTGCGCTAATCTTGCGTGTATCTAGTTCTTTTAAATTTAGCATGTGGTTAATTGGAATATAGATATGTATTTTATATTAACAAAATCTTTTTTACGCATAATATTCACTTGCGCTAAATGTTTGACCTGTTTCCCAGTCAACTACCGAGGCAGTTTCTGGCATTTCCCATTCTCCCTTTTCATTCTTTTCTACATCTGGTTTCCACACATCGTCTAAAGCCCACCTCAAGGCATCTAAGGTATCTTTTTTGAAAGTCCCATGCTCCTTGAAATTTAAAAGCTCGTGTAAGAGTTCATCTTGGTCTTCTTTTAAGTGTATAGATTTAGACGCAAAATATGGTTGCATCTGTTTGATTCTGTAGTATTTAGCTTTAATCGCTTTACGCGTATTTATATTATAAAATCGCCCCGTCTCTTTAGATGTCCTTAGGATATAATCTGCTAGCATTACGTGACCCGTTTCTTCAATCTTAATATCTTTAGGGAAGTATTGGTCTGCCATCTCAAATATCTTATCAGCGCCATCCATAGGGGCTACTTGACCTCTAAAGTAGTCAATAACATAAATATTAAATTCTTTATCGACAGCAATTACCATAATCACAGTATAGTCAGCTTTTACATTCTCAGAGGATGCTGGGTCAACACCAATAAAAGTATTTACGGGTATTTTTTCTCTAGCACCGCCTGTAGTTTTCATAATAAATGACCGCCCATCTTCTCTTAGGTATCGTCCCTCCCAAAACATCATATCTTTTTCTTTAAAGATTCTAAAAGAGTCATCAACTGGTATATTTTGGTATTCTTGGTAAAAATAGGCAACATCGCCCTCAGATTTAAGCCTATCTCTTTCCCCTATGAGCCATGAATAGGGTCTTCTGTCGTCCCAAAGGACTTTTATATTGCCATCTTTGCCTAAAAACTCTTTTCCTGCTGTTGCAAACTTTCCAGGAGGCATATTTTGTGGGATAGCTTGATAAAAGAGAGATTTCCACCCTTTAACCTTATATTTTCCGTCTTTATTGTAAGCCATTGGACCTGCAATCCTATTAAGATAAGCTTCACTATCAACGATTGTCCCTATAAAGACTAACTTAGCGTCTCCGCTACCAGGAATCACTGCGCCATTAAGCCATCTGCGGAATTTATCTCTCGCCATAGGCGTTGTGCTGTTAGATTCGCCCTCTCCGTCATCAATAATCGTCAAAGTCGGTCTATACGCGCCATATTTTAATCCACGCACCTTTTGACCTGTCCCTCTAATGAGACATTTGCATATAACCGATGGCGTCCCATTTGGATTAAACCTTCCTATGATTTCTTTCTCTTCTTTCCCCCAAGAAGTGTGCCTTCTATCCCCAAAAAAGTATTTTAATTTAGGGTTAAATTCAATTTCGTTTCCGATTGCTTCTAAATTATACTTAGATTGCATTTCAGACTCAGAAATTAGAAGAACAAATCTTTCTTCTCCGAATAAAATTCTATGAAGCGGGTATATAAGATTAATGAAAGTTGATTTAGCGTGGTCACGAGGCGCTACGACTGCTAACTTTCCACCAGCCTTCATTCCAATTAAGGTTTTAGCAATCTCTCTATGAAATTCTGGTGATTTATTCCTAACGTGATAGTGCATAGAGTTCTTAGGGTCTCCAAATAATATATCAGCAAACGTAAAGATGTCCATATACATGGATTCTAATAGATTGTTTTTCTCTTTACGCGTCAAGCGTTACCTCCATACCCTCTGAAAATTGTTAATTGGTCGCTAAGGGTCTCTATCTCATCAATAAGTTCCATAATGAACTTAGCAACCACATAGTCAGTCTCATAAGACTTCCCTGCAATCTCTATAACGCCAAGTTTGTCCCGATTAAGGATTTCTATTGTGTTAGTTTGAGTCTCTAATATTTTCGAGGACATAATTTTCCTGAGCAAATTTCTGTCTAACAGTGGATAGCTTTTTAATATCTCCGTCGGTCAGTGCAAACACACCCTCAATAGATTCTTCTTTTTTCTCCTTAGCCATGTGACCTAACATATCACTAACGCGGTTTAAGGCGTTTAATTTAGTCGCTGGGGGGACTGTCCCATCCTCAATCATCCCTTTATACTTTTCGGCAATAAAATCATCATCTAAGCCTGACTCTATCAATTTGTCTCTCATGTTCATGCTAATATACTCCTTGATGTGTTTTTTACGAAGTATCCCCATTCCCCGCCTGAGCGCTTGCTCGGGATTATTGTCAGAGAATACTGATTGATAGGCAGAAACGACAGATTCGACGTTCCACATCCCCTGTGCGTTGACGTCTCTTGAAAGAAATAAGTTATCAACGAACGCTTTTTGTAGCGTAGTAGGTCTGACATTTTTAATTAGCTCCCTTCCTGAGTAGCGATAGTCTTCGTAACTCTTTTGTATCCCTGAATAAATCTTTGTTCTATGCGCTGGATAATCTCCAAAGCCTGTTTTGATAAAAAGATACTCCTTAACAACGTTGCTTGGATTTTCTTTTCTTGTGCTAATGACTTGGACAACTTTATCGTCATTTGTCCTAATCCAGTCCCCAGAAACAGCTTGCCTCCAATTCTTGATAGGCATTATGCCTTTCTCAAGCGCTTCTTCCAACTCGTAGACTTCAAATACTTTTCCTCGGCATTTAATCTTCAATTTTGAGACCTCTTAGGGAATGTCATTCTAGATAGTTGTCCTTTAAGAGATTTTCTAAATCTCCAAGGGCATTAGCGTCTACGTCTGGTGCATTATGTTCATCATACAATTTCTGTAGAGTATTATTCCACATTGATTGAGCGCTTTCAATCCTTGTCGGTGTATCTAACCAATACTCTTTCGTGTTTTTTGCGTCAGCCTCACTAACTCCTAAGTCCATTAGCGATTGTATTTGTTCGCCTTCTGGTAACTTTGAAAGCTCTAATAATTTATCATAATAACCGCTATAGCCAAATTCCCCAGAGTCCTTCCCTTGGGTTTTGGAGGATACCCATTCTTTAGTATCGGTTGGTTTCCTGGTATTTTTTCGGTAGAAATCATATGGGTCTACAACCTTGTCGTTAAAAGGTATATTACTTACCTGTTTTGGGAGTGGACCTTCTCGCGGAATCCATTCGCTCGCAGGAGACTTTCTCTTAGCGCTCATTATACCCACGTAACTCGGGTCTATGTATCCAGACTCAATTAATTTTTTTATGCGGTTATAATCTGCCCTTTGTTCTTCTGGTCGGGCTTCATGTTCGTATGGCATCAATTCCCCGCTATAAATCCTCTCACCTTGTAAATGTTCAACTTCGTGTGTCATGGTGTTTGCAAACTTAGCATCGTCTTCTAAAAGTTTATCACTAAAGGATATTTCTTGGTCGGAAGCGAAAGCGTTGCCACCCTTAGTGTCATCATAGTCCTTTATAAACTTTCTAAAGATATTGTGCGGATAAACCTTTGCGGTTTTACCTAATACATTCATAGTCTCTGGCTTGTATCTATCGAGTAATCCGTCAGTTATCCACTTGTCGCTAATCTCTAGATTGGCTAGCTCGCTTAGCATAAGCTCCACCGTATCATCCCCACCCCTCTCGAATAAACTTTTTATATCTGCCAGTCCTTTGACTCTTTCCCTGTATATTTTTCTCCTTTCGTCGGGTGGTATGCCTTTAGTGTCCAACCTCTTCTTGCCCTCATTTAACTGCCTCAAAAGCCTTTTAGTTTTCCATTTAGTGTGACTAGGTAATTGTGGCTCAGGAAATGACTCAGGCAAACCATCACCTGGCTTCCAGTTAGCTTGCGGTTCAGCAACAGGGCGTTGTTGACCTAATGAGCCTAAAACTTGGTCTAAGAGACTCATCCCTTGTAAGCATCCTTATTCTCAACCTTACAGCTGAAAAACTCCTTACCGCTCTTGCCAACCTTCTTCCAACATGCTAGCTTAACATTCCTGTCACCTATCAAACCATGACCCGTAAGGTCTGGTTGCATCTCAGAAGTCTTCTCGTTAAAAAATAATGTAAACGTATCGTTCTTTTGCTCAAATGGCATTCAAACCTCCAAAATGATTGAAAAATAATTATTTACTACAACTAATCTAAACCTAAACCGCCAAGTTATACAAATGGTTTTTAATTGATTACTCCTTTTTATTTAACCTTAGGTTTACTACTTACTTCTTTCTTCATGCTTCTATGAAGTGCTTCCATTTAGCTTTGCGTTAGCTTAGCATTCGCTAAGCATTCGCTTAGCATTCGCTTACCATACTACTTATATATAACTATATTAACTTAACCCTAACCGATATACACTCTAAGCATTCGCTTAGCATTCGCTTACCATTAGCTTTGCAAACGCTTAGCGTTCGCTTGTGCGCATTTTTTGCGCATCTAAGCACTGCTTAAGGGTTGCTTACTTGAAAATTGTCCGTAAAATGGATGGGAGCTACCCTACGTATGGATACCCCATACATTATGCGTTTTTGTGTGGGAAAACTCGTTGAGTAAGCAAATCATGTTCCCTACGCGTAGCATCAGTATTTCGTGGTGTGTGTGCAATCATTGTTTATTGGTGGCTTAGTGTCTCGCTTTAATCCTTACACCCCCCTAAAATCCGCATGGTTTAAGCTCTATTGCCGACGGTATAGGTGGAATTAGCTTGGAATGGGTTGGATTATGTGGTAAATTTGGTCTCCGCCGAAGGGCAATTCAGCACCGATTGGCGGTCTAACTAACGCGCTTATATAAAGCGCATGCAGGTCTAATACCCTGCGAAGGAGAAACACCATGACACAATCAATAGAAATCCAAGAAATTAATAGCCAAGCAGGAACAGAAGACGCGCATGAAATAACCGCGCAGATGGATTTATTTCATGCGAAGGAGCTAGAAGCCTTAGTCCAAGGCGACCCAAAAAGCGCCGTGGCTTTGGAAGTGTTCGAAGAAGACTTTCGCATGAATAATCGCGAAATAAAGGCGCGTGAAGAGGCTTGGCTGTCTGCTGTTGACGGCTTGGAATCTATATTGGCGCACGAAGGAGACCGTTGGGACTCTTCTACGCTTGCATAAAACAACCGCGCTAGGTGTATAATTAGCGCGAAGAATACACCACCAACTGGGGAGTGCTTTACCGACGGTAAAGTGTTAGGTTCGAGTCTTAACTGGTGGTCAAGTTAGAACGCATGAAATGACGCATTAGTGCGTTCTTGCTAGCATTCTTTAGGCTGGAATGCGTGTAATAATAGCCATGAGTTGGGATGTTCCCTACTCATAGCCAAACTATACCCTTAGTATAGCCAATAATAGCCTAAAATGGAGAAAATAGCCATGCGAACAATAGCCACGGAGTATAAAATGAAAACAACAATAACAGCAAACCCTTGGGGGGACTATCATGTAATGATAGCTAAGGTTTCATATCATGTTTTAACTGATATAAATATACCTAATAATCTTATTAATGAACTGAAAAGGAATTTCCTAGAATCTCACTTGGGAGACTATGAGGAGCATATCTCTGATATGGAAACTAGGATAAATATCAAATGGAATGACGTTAAAAAGATACATAGCGATATTTTCTACCTTGAGGAGAGTGTTCTGTTTAGCACAGGGACTAAGTGGTACTTAGTGAATACTCAAGGTCAACTGATATATTATGACGATAAACTCAGAGAGTTTACTTGGGTAAAGAATAGTGTCGATAAAGACGGTGAATCTGATTATTTCGCTGATGTTTATGATTATGATGCGATTGTTTCAAATCCATTGGAAGAAATAATCTTTGACCATAGTAATAGATAGTAAAATAAAAATCAATAAATAAAGGAGTAAAAATGAGTAATTCAATTAAAAAACCTTACGGGGGTCATCTTTCTGGCTCTGATTCCGAAAAATGGAGCAAACAGAAATGGCATCGTCGCTTTCGTCGTTATGAAAAGCTAAATATCATGCTTGGACGCGAAATTGAAGGATTCCGTTCTATATCAAATGTCGATGATATGCCAAAAGAAGGTAAAATATACTATCCTAACTATATGCCTTGCTCTGATGTAAATAAACTAATGCGCAAGTAAAGTTGAAACCGATGGCTATGCTGTCGGTATAGCATGAACTGGTCAAAATGCTACTGATGAGACAGACCGTTTAACTTATTAGCACCGTAAAGTAATGAAGGTGCTAATAATTAAAACAAGGGAGCAAACACCATGAATACACTCTTTTTAATGCTTTGCATTAGCTTAGTATTTCACATATTTTCAAAAATCCGAAGGGAAACCGCTTTCCTTCGTAACAGTAGGAGTCAATGATGACTAAAACCGCTTGGAAACTCAATTATAGCCTTCCTGCGTACCGCGGACAGGTATATATAGAACGCAAATGGTTATTCGACGATAAACCGCCATTAATAGAGCGGAAATTGATTAATTCATCCGAAATACCTTTTTACATAACACCAAAAACAGGAGCATAAAATGGCACAAACACAAAAAGTAGGCAAAGTAGCAACGTCAATTACTCGAATTGATGGGAACATATCAGTCAAGTATCATCAAACTGAGGTCGTTGCCGTCAATAACGGAAAAATAACCCTTAATACGGGGGGTTGGTGGACAGTTACCACTAAAGCTCGCATGAACCAAGCTAGCAATCAATTTAACCTTGGTTACCATGTGCATCAAAAAGATGGCGAATGGTTCGTTACGTATAACGATGAAACAATCCCATTTCCCGACGAGAAAATACAACTAAACTAACACTGAAACAATACTTA